AATTTTTCTGTCTCTTCTTTGAATTCGTTTTCTACCTCTTCTTTTACTTCCTCTTTTAGCTCTTCTTTGAGCTCTTCTACCTTTTCTTCTACTTCTTCCGGTGTATAAGCTTCCACAGGGTTGCCGTTTTCGTCATAAAATTCTCCCATTTTTTTATTTTTTTATTAGCTAATTATTTAGGCAAACATTTAGTTGACCTAACGACTCATTTGTTAACTCCGGTGAGCGATCCGGGTTGGTCGACCTTTATACCTCGCCGAGTTCCTTTTGGAGGTCTGTTTGCGGTTTGTCAAACCTCGACAAGGATTTTGCGACCTCCAATTCCATCCATTCTTTTATCAGTTGCAATCCATTAAATGTTCCTCTTGCGAATTGTAATTGCAAATCGGTTACTGCTTCTTTGGCTATAAATTCTTGTTGTAAAAACTGCATATATAATAATCTTTTTTTAAAATATTGATTGTAAAAGGTCTCGCACTGAGCTGCCAAATCTTTGCTTACTTCTTCACTTAATTCTTCATAAAACTTCTTTGCTCTTATTAAATCACTAATATCGATTGAGGCTAATTGATGTCTCAATAAAGCCGCAGAGTTTTTTAAATCTTCTTTCATTATTCTGCCAACTTAGGAGGGATAGGCTCTCCAGCTGGTGCTTTTACCTCTGGAGAGACCTTAATTCCTGCCGGAGTTGGGGTTGGAGTTTTAAGTGCTTCTGCTACTGTTTTTGGAGGCAAAAACGCTTCTTCTGAGGGCATTGTAGGAGCACCTCTCTCAAAAATCTTACTAGGATCTTCTTCCCACACTTCTGCAAATTTTTCTTCAACCCATTCTGGTTTCAATCGTAATCCTAAAGCTAATGCATCCTGAACCATTGCTCCGAATAGTATCTTTGAATACTCGCTTGTTTTCTTTTCTTTTGGTTTAGTAATAATTGTCCAAGTTATCTTTGCCCTTTTGAGGCTTTCCGGATCAATAGCTATTATTTTAACTGGCATTCCTATCTCTTTTCTTAATCTCTCTTCTGTCTGGGCCAATTCTTCTTTGCTTGGTAATGGCTCTATTGGTACAACCATTCTAACTCCTTTACCCTTGCCTTCAATTATTTTTTCTCGACTTACCACTCGGTATAAATTAATTAATTGATTTCTTGATTCATCTAAAACCTGATCTACCGGATCAAACCATTTTTCTAATAAAATCATAAGTCTTTTCATGTCTAACTTTTTCTCTAAAAGAGATGCGGCTAATAAGAATAAAGCCATCATCATTCTTGCCTGACGTTGTAATTCTAAAATTTGCGTTGCTGTTACTTTCCCACCGGCTTCTTTTGTGCCGGTAAAAGTCGGCGATACTGTATTCTCATCAACATATCTTTTCACCAGTTCAACCATATTAAACTCTGAATTATTAACTCCCTGATCCGTATATTCGGTAACTGGCACAAGACTTCCTTTTGGTATTCCTCGCGTAATTTGTCCCGGCATTAAAACCTTTTTTGAAATAATTCTATCACTTAAATTGAGTAATGGCGGTATAAGAGATTTATAACTCTTCAATACCATCAATTTCATCATCGTATCTAAAATTGCTACGATGTTTTTATTTTTAAAGACAAAAGATTTTCCATAAGCAAAGTTTGCTCTAATCGGTTCTAGGTTTTGCTGAACGATTGAATATTCTCCGTGTCCCCATGGAAATGGATATCCCATTGGAAGCATTGGCACACCATTGATAATAATCTGATATTCGTTATTTGGCTTGTCTTGATATTTGATTATCTCGCATTGACCTTCTTTTACCTCCTTAGTTAACCGCCAAGCATTGTGAATCATCTTTTCTCCTTTTTCTCCAGAAAAGGATCTTAATTTCTTTGAAACGTATTTCCACATTTCCCAGTCGCCATATATCTTTTCTGTATCATCATAACTTTTGATTTCTACCGTAAAAATATAAGGTTGATCTTCGATTAAATACTTGTTCAAGTCTCCTAAATAAACTGCTGGACCCGGAATAATAGTTCTTCGTGGCCTTCCCATTGGTTTTACTTTTTCTGTCTTCCATTTAACTCCTCTTTTTTGACCAAAAAACCCTTCTTCTATTTTTTTTCTTATTTCCATTTTTTCTTCCCATACTTCCTCTACAAAAACATAACCATGCTTTAAAAGCTCGTATTGTCTTAGCATTTGTAATTCCTCATCGTTGTCTAATTCTTTTGTTTTGTAAAGAACGTCTTCCATTGCGTCTCCCAGCGATTGAATTGGCAAATCTCTTTTATCTAAAGCTACTATATCTGCTCCAAGGTTTAAACTTTGAAACGCCGATAAAAATGCCATTAGTTTTGTTCTAATAACTCCCGATCTAAAATCCGGCTCTCCTTTTTCTTTCTGAGGCTGTAAAGTTGTATTGGCTAAATTCTCACATGCCCACCAATAAGTTAAATAATCTAAGTTATCAAACTCTGGATGCGTTCGGTCTCTTTGACTTGCGGCTGTTTCTAATCGTTGTTGTAATCGTTTTAAATACTCTCTTTCTTCGTCGGTGTATTCTGGAACTAAAACCTCTTCTTCTTCTGGTTTATTTAAAACACTTTTATTTGTTGCGATTTTTATCAGTTCTAAAGTCATTTTGTTTTTAATTTAATAATATTTTTATCTTCGCAATTCTTATCGATTAGTTTTCTATATTTTTTTATTAATGGCTTCGCTTTTAACCAGCCATAAACTCTAATAAGCTCTTGTTCATAAAATGATTTTGTTCGATAAATATCAGGTCTCATATACCAAATGGATTTAGTGGATCAAAGTTTTTTAATTCCTGTTCTTTTTCGTGGATTTTTCTTAATTCCTCTTCCTCTGCGTCATACTCTCCTAATCTTATATGGTCCCGATGAGCAATTGCCATCATTCTAAATGCGTCTGCCGGATCTGAAGCCCAATCTTTTAATGGCGTATCTTTGAATTTCCCAAGCTTTTCGTCCCATTCTTTTCTAAATGACATTAAGGCTTTTACAAGCGTTTGTGTTTTTTCCTCGTCAAACCAGCATTTATTTAAAATATTTCTTACTGCTTCTATTCCGTCTGCAAATGGTAATCGCGGTAAAACCTCAAAATTTATTCCTAACTTCATTGCTACTTCGTATCTACTCTACTTTTTCCTGTGCCTAATTCTTTTACTTCGATATCATGCGGAGCATAATGATGGCCATAAGTATAAGGTTTTTCTTGGAGAACTTTTATATAATGCTGTAATCCTTCACCGCTACTGCTGTAAAAATCTATTATTCTTACTTCTAAACCTACATCTTGCCAAAATACAATTGAGGTAGCATCTTTCTTACTTTTTTCTAATCCTAAATCCCAAGCTGTGTGAACTGGCAATGTTGGTTCCCAAGGCTCTGCTAATACTCTATCCATTTGCTTACCAAAATATGCTCCTTCTATATTCAAGAAAAATGCTTCATCGGGCGTGCTAGGATATTCGCTTTTCATTGACTGCTTTTGCGTTTTCCATTTCTTGTAATACCAATTCTTTTGTTCCTGATCTAAAAAGATATTATGCTTTTCTTCTAGTTCTTTGAAGTAATCCTGTAACTCTGTCGGAATAATAATATCGCCTTTTAATCTATAACTTGGATGCTTCCACCATGGTAAAAAGAAAAACTTCCAATCCATTTCACTTAATTCTTTTCCTGATTTTGCTAATTCCATTGCCTGCTTACAGATATCATAAAAAACACCTGATTGTCCTTTTGCTGTTGATTCTATTGTAATAATCTGCCCTTTGTGAACCGTATTTAAAGCTCCTGATTTAATCTCTTCACTTTTATGAGGATATCGTTGATCTATTGTTCCTAATTCACTGACGTGCAATCTTTGAACCGTTCCTGATCGCAATGATGTGCCTACATAAATTGACGATTCTATTTTGCTGTTTTTTAATTTAAATTTTAATTCTCTTTTAGTTTCCGTATCTACAATATATCTTTTTTTTATTGCTTCCGGTAAATTATCCCACGCATAATTTATTTTTGAATCAAAGATTTTGGTTGCGTCTTGTAAAGTATGAGCAATTAAACCTGCATCATAACCGTTAAAAAGGACATCATCTAAATATAAAATACAGAAAAACGTTGTAACACCTAATTGGCGTACTTTCAAAATTATATTCAAATACCATAAATTATCCAGCAATAATTCTTGAGCCCAATTCAATCTAAAAGGAATTCTATTTCCTTGATCATCTTTTATCCAATATAAATTATTAAGTCTCCATCGGCGATCCTTTAGATTCTCTGCCAGTTCCTTTAAAGTTATCTGTCCAGAATGGACGTTTATTTCTTTGTTTGTTAACAAGATCTTGTCGTTCATTTTGAATTTGTAGAAGTAGTTCACTCAATGAGTCTCCTACTTCATGTTGTAAAGTATGTTTTTCACTCCATTCTTCTATATATTGTAGCCAAAGCTTTGCCCTTTGAGCGTCACCGCTTTTTAAAGCTTGCTGATATAATGCTTGTAAAACATTTGCCGTTTTTTCTTTTCCCCATACTTTTCTTTCTTTATCTACCAACATCCAAAAATAAGGATCTCTTTTCCATCTACTTAAAGTTTCAAACCTCATTCCATATTCATTTGCTAACTCTTTTTGAGTTTGTGGCTCTCTTAAAGGTTTAGGTTTAGCTAACCATT